TGGTTACAAAGAAGTTTGTGACTTAGATACTGGTGATTGTTATACTGTTAGAATGAGAGACGGCCTTATCGAAAGAGTGGATAACACAATGAAATTAAATAGAACATTAAAAGTTGAAACACCTCACGGGGTTAAAACTCTTTTAAATGGTTAAAGATTAAACTTATGTCAGTAGAAAGAAAAATTTTAGAAGAAGTTAATAGGTATAAACATATTAACAAATATCTTGGAGAACAGGAAGACCCCGCTGCCGATTTAGGTGGAGACTTAGGTGGTGGTGATTTAGGTTTGGATGCAGAACCTGCTGGTGATGCTCCTGCAGAACCTGTTGACGTGGCTAGTGACCCCGATGTTGAGGTTGTAGACGAGCCAGGTACTGAAGGTGATGAAGCACCTGCTGAACCTGCAAGTGATATGGGTACTGAAGAAGGTGGTACCGAAGAATTGGATATTACTGACTTAGTAACAACACAAAAAGATATGTCCTCAAAACAAGAGGAGTATATGGAGACCATGATGGATAGATTAAATGACCTAACTTCAAAGTTAGAAGACATGGACCAAATCCTTCAGAAAATAAATGATTTGGAACATAAGGTAGAAAAGTACCGTCAAAAATCTCCTGAAGAAAAATTACAGTTAAGAAGTTTGGATAGTTATCCTTACAATCAAAAATTAACTGATTTCTTTGTTGATAAGGAAGTTGAAATGGAAAAAACAGGTAAGAATGAATATATTTTAACACCTGACGATGTTGAGAATTATTCAGAGAGTGACATCAAAAAATCTTTCGACCAACCTTTTGAAGATGAAGAAAGAATGTAATTGACAAACACAAAATAACTAACTATAATAAGACCACAATTCGTGGTCTTTTTTATTTTGTAACCATTTGACTAACTCAAGTTGTATGTTATATTTAAAATAGAGTAACAGAATAATAAATTTTTAAAGAGAAAAACAGAGAAATTATGGCAAATGCTTTAGACGCAGTACTGGCACAGTACGAGAAAAACACCACTAAAAACAGCGGTGGTAATCAGTCGATGTCTCAAGAAGACCGACTAAAACGTTATTTCACAACGTATCTCCCAAAGGGGACTAAATCAGGACAGAAGAGAGTTCGTATTCTTCCTACATCAGACGGTTCTTCACCATTCAAAGAAGTATGGTATCACGAAGTTCAGATTGATGGTAAGTGGACTAAACTCTACGACCCAGGTAAAAACGATGGTGAGCGTTCACCACTTACTGAGGTTTACGATGAGTTGATGTCAACAGGTAAAGAGTCAGATAAGGAATTGGCTCGTCAATACCGTCCACGTAAATTCTACATCGTAAAACTTATTGACCGTGAAAATGAAGAAGATGGTCCTAAGTTTTGGAGATTCAAAGACAACTACAAACAGGAAGGTATTTTGGACAAAATCATTCCTATTTGGAAAGCTAAAGGTGACATCACCGACGCTAACGAAGGTCGTGACCTTATTATTGAATTAGCAAAAGCTAAAACTCCAAAAGGTATTGAGTATACAGTTGTACAAACTGTTATGTACGATGACCCTTGTCCTATTTCTGCGGAGGCAGACCAACAAAAAGAATGGGTTGAAGATGAGTTGACATGGCAAGATGTATATGCTCAAAAACCTGTTGAGTATTTGGAGGCAATTGCAAGAGGTGAAACTCCTGTATGGAATAGTGAATTGAAAAAGTATGTTTATGGTGATGACGAAGAAATGACCATTGGTGGTTCAAGTTCTTCATCTACATCAGAAGAAACTCATGAGGACCCACAAGCGGACCAAGAAGTTGACGATGATTTACCATGGTAAACAATTTAATATAAGTGGTGTGGGGAATACCTGCACCACTTTTTAATTATCAAGAATATGGCAATAAAGAAAAAAGATTTTAATAGTATAAAGAAGAAGTTCTCAACTTCTGCAAAATATAAACCACAAAGGTTTTTTGATTTGGGACCTGCATTTTTGGATGCGGTTGGTGTCCCTGGTCCTGCTATTGGTCATTTAAATATGTTCTTGGGTCATTCAGATACAGGTAAGACAACTGCATTGGTTAAAACTGCGGTTGATGCTCAGAAAAAGGGTATTCTTCCTGTGTTTATTATTACAGAACAAAAATGGTCATTTGAACACGCGAAACTTATGGGTTTTGAGTGTGAAGAAGTTGTTGATGAAGAAACAGGAGAATTAGATTGGGATGGTTTCTTTATTTTTAACAACAATTTTGAGTATATTGAACAAATCACTGATTTCATTAATGAGTTGTTGGATGCTCAAGCAAAAGGTGAATTAGAATATGATTTATTATTCTTATGGGATTCTGTTGGTTCAGTTCCTTGTAAGATGACTTTTGAAGGTAAAGGTGGTAAACAACACAACGCCGCCACATTGGCAGACAAAATCGGAATGGGTATTAACCAACGTATTTCAGGGTCTCGTAAATCAGATTCTAAATACGAAAACACATTGGTTATTGTAAACCAACCGTGGGTGGAATTACCCGACAACCCATTTGGTCAACCAAAAATCAAAGCTAAAGGTGGTGAATCCATTTGGTTGAATTCATCTTTGGTATTTTTATTTGGTAATCAGAAAAATGCGGGAACAAACAAAATTACTGCGGTGAAAGATAAGCGTAAAGTAAAATTTGCGGTTAGAACAAAAATTTCTGTGATGAAAAACCACATTAACGGTTTGGGTTATGAGGATGGTAAAATCATTGTAACACCTCACGGTTTCTTGGCAGGAAAAGAATCTGCAGAAGAGAAAAAATCGATTGAAAGTTATAAGACGGCTCAATCAGAATATTGGAAAGAAGTCATTGGTGTTGCTGGTGATTTCAAATTGGAAGAAGAAAAAGAAGAAGTGTAACCCTTTAAGGTATAACAGGTGGTTAAGACATTATTAGTTGACGGAAATAATTTATTTAAAATAGGTTTTCACGGGGTAAGAGATTTTTATCACGATGGGAAACATATTGGAGGAATTTACCACTTCGTCAATACAATCAAAAAGTTTTTATCAGAACACAATTACGACAAAGTAATCGTCTTTTGGGATGGAGAAAATAACTCCTCCCAAAGACGACTTATTTTCCCTGAGTATAAACAAAATCGCAGACAAACATTAAACGAAGCCAAACGGGAATCTTTTGATTGGCAAACTCAAAGGGTTAAAGCATATTTGGAAGAAATGTTTATTCGTCAGGTATCGGTGGATAATACTGAAAGTGATGACTTAATCGCATATTATTGTCAAATATCCGAAGGTGAATATAAAACCATATTCTCTTCAGATAAAGACCTCACGCAACTTATCTCTGATGATGTTGAGGTGTACCAACCCATGAAGAAGATAACTCTTAAGAAAGGAGATATGGTACCTTTAAAGGACATCTCAATACCACATGAGAACATCGCAACATTCAAAATTATTTCAGGTGACAAATCCGACAATATTGATGGAATTCAATATATGGGAGAAAAAACATTTGTTAAATTATTTCCTGAGATAGTTGACAATGCGGTGTCTGTTGATGATATTGTTATTCGTGCAGAGGAATTACACAAAACAGATAAAGACAACCGAGCATTACAAAACCTTTTGTCAGGAAAAACAAGACGAGGGGTTTTTGGTGAAGAGTTTTTTGATATTAACAAAAGACTGGTTGATTTATCAAACCCATTACTTGATGAAGAATCAAAAGAACTTATTGAATTATATTATCGAGAAGAGTTGGACCCCGATGGTAGAGGATATAAGAATCTGATGAGAATGATGATGAGTGATGGTATTTTTAAGTACTTACCCAACCATGACAATGCGTGGGTAGAATTTTTAACACCTTTTATGAAATTAACAAGAAAAGAAAAAAGAAGATTTAAAACCAAAAAAAGAAAGTTATGAAAGAAAAGAATGATGTAACTAAATTGGAGTTTTTATTAACCCTTAATGATAACATTATTGTACAGAGATACTTTAATGTTAAGGGATACAACCCGAAGGCAAGAGGTAGTATGGAACTACACAATTTTGTTAAAGATATCTCTGAAACAATACACGGTGA